AAGCCTATCATCTTGAAAGACAAATACCAAGTGACTGGTTCTGACATGACTCAAATTGGATGGGTTGAGGTAAGCACAGAGAATGGTGCTACAGGATACCTATGGTACTTGAAATCTGAGCATGAGACTCGTCTACGTTTTGATGACTACCTTGAGACAGCTATGATCGAAGCAGTTCCAGCAGGAGCAGGTTCAGGTGCATTAACGTTAGGATTTACAGGATCTGAAGGTATCTTCAATGCTGTTCAAACAAGAGGTAACGTATGGGCAGGTGGTATCCCTAATGCTCTTGCAGATTTTGATACAATCATCACAAGACTTGATGCTCAAGGAGCTATCGAAGAGAATGTACTATTCGTAAACAGAGAAATGACTTTTGCAATTGACGATATGTTGGCTGCTCAAAACTCTTATGGTTCTCCTGGTGGTACTTCTTATGGTCTGTTTGACAACTCTGAGCAAATGGCTCTTAACCTTGGATTCTCAGGATTCCGTAGAGGATATGATTTCTACAAAACAGATTGGAAATATCTTAACGATCCTACAATGAGAGGAGGTCTAGCAGCAGGTACAGGTAGTATTAACGGACTATTAGTTCCAGCAGGTACTACTACTGTTTACGACCAAATCCTAGGCAAAAACGCTAAGAGACCATTCCTTCACGTTAGATATCGTGCTTCTCAATCTGAGGACAGAAGATACAAAACTTGGATTACAGGTTCTGCTGGCGGTGCTATGACTAGCGATCTTGATGCAATGGAGGTACACTTCTTGTCTGAAAGAGCTGTATGCGTAATGGGAGCAAACAACTTCGTAATCTTTGAAGATTAATCATTTTCCATATGGGGTGTCCTTCGGGATGCCCCTTTTTTAAAAATTTAATATAATGAAAGCTAAAATTTTAGAAGATAAGGTATATCGCCTTACGAGAAACAATGCACCACTATCTTTTATAATACCAACGAGGAGTACATCTAGGACACCTCTTTTGTATTTTGATGAAGAGAAAGGAATTAACAGACCACTTAGATACGCAAGAAATCAGAAGAGTCCTTTTGAGGATGAACAAGATGGAAACGCTATACTAGAGCCAGTAATCTTTACAGATGGATTTTTGAGAGTACCAAGAACAAATCCTGTACTACAGCAGTTCTTAGATCTGCATCCAATGAACGGCAAGAAGTTTGAGATGGTAGATGGCAAGAAAGACGCTGAAGAGGAATTAGAAGTTATCAACCTAGAAGTAGATGCCCTCATAGAAGCCAAGAGCTTGTCTATAGAGCAGCTTGAAATGGTAGGTAGGATAATAATGAACAGAGATGTTTCTAAGGTCTCTACATCTGAATTAAAGAGAGATATTATAGTATATGCTAGAAACTATCCAGAGGATTTCTTAAATTTAGTGAACGACTCTGATATTAACTTAAAATCAAAGTGTAAATTGTTTTTCTCAGAGGGGATATTGACCACAAGAAATAAAGACAAAGAGATCTGGTTTAATACCAAGGGAAATAAAAAGAAATTGATAAATGTTGCTTACGGAGATGATGCCATAACAACTTTGTTTTCTTACTTGAAGACAGATGATGGCATACCTGTATTGGAATATTTAGAAAAGCAAATCTAACACTCATCTGTTGTATTTTGTTTAAAGAGGGGTGTGATCGTGCCTCTCTTTTTTTTTGTATATTTGTAAAAAAAGACTATGATAGATTCAGTAAGAAGAACGGTTCTTTCAATTTTAAATAAGAATAACTACGGATATATTTCTCCTGCTGACTTTAATCTTTATGCAAAGCAAGCACAGCTTGATATTTTTGATGATTACTTTAAGGATTATAACTATCAAGTAAACAAAGAGAACGCAAGAACTTCAGGCACTGGATACGCTGACATAAAGAAGCAGTACGAGGAGGTAATAGATAGTTTGTCTGAGACAAAGTTCTTGACTCAAGATGTTTTAAATTCCTTTTTTCTGCCATCTCAAATAACCACAGGAGATGACTATTATTTAATAAATAAGGTTCTATGCTACGCTGTAGATGGATCGTTCTTAGGTGAGGCTGAGAAAGTTAGCCACAGCAACATTACAATGTTGAACAACTCTCTACTTACAGCACCTACTGAAAAGTTTCCTGCCTATGTACAGAATGGTAGCACTATAGAAGTTTTTCCAAGTACGATAAATACTGCAAGCCAAGTTCAGGCTCAGTATATAAGATACCCGAAAGACCCTAAATGGACATATTCAACACTTCCAAACGGAGAGCCTGCATTTAATCAATCTATCGCTGATTACCAAGACTTTGAGTTATCTATAGATGATGAGTACGATCTGATTCTAAAGATACTTCAGATGGCAGGTATGGAGATAAGAGAGATACAGGCTATCCAGTTTGCGAAGGCTGAAGAACAACAAAACACACAAGAGAAAAAATAATGGCATATATATCACAATACCAGTACTACGAGAACGCAGGTGCTTCTCCTACAGACCAAAATTGGGGGTCATATCAGTATGTTAGTCTATATGACATTGTAAACAACTATCAGTTAATGTACCATGGCAATCACTCTTTGGTTAACAATGAGAATAGATACAAAATCTTATTCCACGCAAAGAGAGCAATCCAAGAGTTGAACTACGATGCATTCAAGGAGGTAAAGGTATTGGAGCTTGATGTATGTGACAGTTTGAGGTTTGTACTTCCATCTGACTATGTAAATTGGGTTAGAATATCTATATATAAAGATGGCGTTTTAAGACCACTTACAGAGAATATACAGACAAATACAGCAGTCGGTTATCTTCAGGATAATGACTGCAATCTTTTATTTGATGAATCAGGTAATGTACTGAAGCCAGAGTATTCTACTATAGATATAGATAGAATCAAAGGAACGAAGAAGAGCATATACCTAAATCAGAATAGTCAGTTTGATGGCTTAGAGGGATACTGCTGTGATGGGTATTGGTACTTTGATTATCACGTTGGAGCGAGATTCGGACTAAATACAGAGACAGCAAATGCCAATCCTACATTTACTATTGATAGGAAGAGAGGTGTTATAAACTTTGATTCTACAATGGCTGACGAGAAGTGTATACTAGAGTACATCTCTGATGGCATGGAGAATGGTGATGATAGCCTAATAACTGTAAATAAGTTATTTGAAGAGTTTGTATATGCGTACATCACATATTCAATACTAGACGCTAAATTAGGGGTGCAGGAGTATGTTGTCCGTAGGGCAATGAAAAAGAAGACAGCACTTCTAAGGAACTCAAAAATAAGATTAAGCAATATACATCCAGGTAGGCTTCTAATGAATATGAGAGGTCAGGATAAGTGGATTAAATAATATGGCAAAACTACAGAGAAATTTCATCAAGGGTAAGATGAATAAGTCTTTAGATGAGAGACTTGTTCCCAATGGAGAATATATAGATGCACTCAATGTAAGGATAGGCTCTACTGAATTATCTGAGATAGGATCTGTAGAAAACTCAAAAGGTAACACAAGGCTTACATTTATAGAGTATAATGGTCAACCACTAAGCGATAATGCAAAGTGTATTGGTGCATATGAGGATGGTGCTGAAGAGACGATATATTGGTTTGTTACAGACCCTAGTCACACAGGAGGACAAGCTACAGGTAAGCTTGACCTTATTGTTTCATACAACACAAATGATTTGTCACTTACCTACCATGTTATCAGTGTTGACGATGGAGGTGGTATAAATACAACGCTTAATTTTAATTCTCAGTATTTAATAACAGGCGTAGATAAGGTTGATAATCTTTTGTTTTTTACGGACAATCTTAACCAACCAAGGGTTATTGATATTGAGAAAGCATATCTTTTGCCATCTATTACACTTATTGATGGTAGAGGCAATCCTGAATTATTTGCAGAGTCTTTATTGGTGGTAAAGAAGCCACCTATTAATAGCCCTACTTTTGAATTAAAATCAATAGGTGCTGTACAGAACTTTTTAGTAGATAGGTTTATATGCTTTGCATATAGATATAGATATGAGAACGATCAATACTCTGCAATATCTCAGTTTACAAATCCAGCTTTTGTACCTAAAGCGTTTAATTATGATGAAGGTTCGTATTTAAATACAGGTATGGAGAACTTTTACGATACTGCTATTATTACATTTAATTCAGGTAGTGAGCTTGTAGTCGGTATTGATTTGCTATTTAAGGAGGCTAGTAACCCTGTTATTCGTGTCATAGAAAAACTTGATAAAGAAGATTTAGGATATGGGGATAATTTGGATTATACATATGAATTTTCAAATAATAAAATATACACTGTACTTAATGATGATGAAATATTAAGGTTATACGATAATGTACCTTTAAAAGCACAAGCACAAACTATTATGGGGAGTAGACTTGTGTATGGTAATTATGTAGATGGTTTTGACTTAGTAGATTCAAATGGAGAAGATATAAAACTTGAATACGAAGTTGAATATGATAGTGAAAATATAGGTCTAACTGATTTAATTACAAGTACATCTGATGGTGTATATAATATAGATATTCCTCTTTATACTCAAGTAGATTCAGAAATAGATATTTATTTAGGAGGAGGAATTGATTTAATACAAGGATCTAGAATTGACTTTTCAATAACATTCTCACATGGATCTTTTACAGGTCCTACTCCTGCTGGACTTCAACAAATAGGAACAACTACTGTTGATTTTTCTTATGTCTTACAACAAAATTTTAATACAGTTCAAGACCTTCAGTTTAGCCAAGACTTTGGAGACAAGATTGGTAGGTCTATAAATATTCAGCCAATTTTAGATGCTTGCGATGGAACAACTCTTACTGATTTGGTAAATTGTTTAACTCCTTTATATAAAGTTGATTCAATAGGCAATGTATGGACAAAAACAGGCAGTGGTATAAATAATATAGGAGAAGGAATGAGTATTTTAGGAGGAGCTGTTGACCATATAAGAATAAAGCTTCCTGCAACTCAATACTCTGATGGGGTCTCTTTTGTTTATGAATTTTATGAAATATCAATCACTAGTGCAACATATCAAAAAATATCTCAATCCTCTTCATTACATAGTAATAGGGATTATGAAGTAGGTATAATCTATATGGATGAATATAATCGGTCTACAAGTGTGTTGATTAGCTCTAACAATATTGTTCATATACCTTGCTCTGAAAGTGACAAAAAAAATACTCTAAGAGTTCAAATACCAACATTACAGCTTCCGCCATCTTTTGCAACTAGGTATAAATTTGCAATAAAACAAGATAGAGAAATATACGAAACTATATATTCTAATGTATACTTTAATGATACAGGAAATCCTGCAACCTATTTTCTTTTAGAAGGAGAAAATGCTCAGAAAGTAACAGAAGGAGATAGATTATATATAAAAGCAGATGCAAATGGTCCTTTAGATTCATGTAGAACTGTAACCGTTTTAGAAAAGGTCGCACAAGAAAAAGATTTTATTGTTCCAACTACTGGAGGAATAGTGCCTCCAGGTGTTTACATGAAAATAAGAAATGCAAATGTTGCATTAGATTTTTCACAAGAAAAAAGTTATTCTCCTGGACAATTAACACGATCTAGTTCTTTTTTCTTACAATATTATCCAGATAACTTAGGAGCAGGATTAAATTTTGACTCAAATGGAACTTTATTTTCTGATTATACAGTTAGAGAAGGGACTAGAATAGAAATTTCTGTTGAAATTAAAACACAAAAACCAGGGATTTTGGGAGTGTCAGTTGGAGAAGTAAGATACAGTCTTAATAATTCTTACACTGCAACTCAAGATTATATTGACATTATAGATTGGTGGAATGGAGATAACATAGGTTTAACATTAGGATCTGATAGCCAAGGAGGACAAGCAACATATAATAACACATTAGCAACAGTTGTTAATTCAGGAGTACCTGGAGGTGTTAGTTCAGGTAATGTTGATCCTCCAGCGCAAGGACCAGGCTTTAGGTGGTATGTAGATGGTGTTGGTAGAATATTTTTATTGGTAGGTGGTTATAATGTTGTCTCTGATTATATTAGATGTAATATAACAATAATCACACAAGGTGAGAATATAATATTTGAAACAGAACCTCAAGATGCTGCTCCTGATATATGGTATGAATCTCCAGTGTCTTATCCAATAACAGGAGGTTTTCATGAGGGAAATGTACAGAATCAAACAGCATTGTTACCTGCAATAATAGATACTGAATTTGAAAACTGCTTTGCTTTTGGAAATGGTGCTGAAAGTTACAAAATAAGAGATTCAATTACTAGAAGTTCTTTTGGTTTAGGCAATAGAGTTAACT